GATTTAGTGGCCAAGTGGCTATATTCGGCTCTGGACATTCTGCTCAGCGGTACATCGGTAGCAATTCCGCCGATCGTCTCTCGAACAAACACATCCAGGACATCGATCGTCGCTGTCGGGTTCGTAGAGTCAATCGTATACTCAGTCGTGTCGAGCACCATCGAGATTGTCTTCTGATTGACCGTCCATTGATTCAATCCACGGTTCGCCCACTCTGCCAGCATCAAGTTCAGCGATCGGGTTGCGCTTTTCAAATCGTAGCCAGTGCGTAGTTCCAGGCAGCACCGCTCAAACGCCTCTTCAACGTAATCGGCTACGTCTAATTCAAAATTTTTACTTCCGCTTACCGCCATCCTTTTTGCCCTCAGCGTATAGGTTGTCGAAAACCTGATTGACATCCAGAGTGTAGTCTAAATCGCTTTTACTGTAATGGATATGCTGAGAAGGTTTGAAATCTGGAGCGCCTTCGCCTGCTTCAAACCAAGCGGGGTGCGTCACACGAACTCTATTGTTTGGCAGCGCGATGATGTTACCCGTCCACGGCCCTGCATCCAGTAGCTCCATGACATGACTTTGTTTGTGCTGCGCCGGATCGTCCGCTATCTCATTCTCCGCGTAGTCCACGGTGAAGAGATACTTCGCAGGGTATAGCTCTCCATCAACCTTCGCCAGCCAAGGACAGGGAGTGCAACGATCAAGTACATAAACAGCATGATTATGACTGCTGCAATCCCAAGGCTGAGCAGCCCATACCGGCATAGGCTCCGGCCACTCGTCAAAAGGGGTGTCTCCCACAAGCGCCGTAATTGGCATCCTAGCCCACATCGCACCGCCGTGAACATTTGGCTCACTGTCATCGTCATAAGTCTCCGCGCCGGTAAAAATTACCTGGAACGAAAGGCAGCGAGTCGGCATCGTTGTGACTGCGATTGCCATAGCGTGAATGAACTCGCCATGATACTTCTCGTGGTTGTGCGTATATTCTCGTCTCACCCAACACTTGAAGTGTGGGATGTTGCTCTGAAGATACGCCACCGTTAGCGACCGTACAGGCCGCTATTCTTGCTCGATGGTTTTCTCATCCCGCCTTTAGCTGCGCCCTTACTCTTCATAGCGCCGCCTTTTGCGTAGCCCTTAGTTTTCATAGCACCGCCTTTAGCCATGCCCTTTGTTTTCATGGCACCGCCCTTTTTCATGCCTTTGGTCTTCATCGCACCGCCACGCATCATGCCTTTGGCCTTCATTGCGCCACCTTTTTTCATACCTTTGGTTTTCATGCCTTTCGGCTTATGTCCTGCCATATCGTATCCTCCTAGCTTCTTGGAACTCGTGTTTGCTTTTGTTTCGAGGGCATGATTGCACCACAACCTCTTGCTTGAACCATTACCGCGCCACCGTCTCTTTTGAAAGTCTTGACGTTTGTGGGTTTACCACCGACGCCTTGCTTCTTCGATCGCTTTCGAGTCACTGCCGATTTGATCTCTGCTTTGGACATCTTCGCGGCGGTCGCTGCTGGCACGCATTTAGGGTATTTTCTTTTGCGGTCTTTTTCTAACTTCGATCTTCCACATTTCTCAAAGCCGCCGCCTTTTTTGGGCGCACCAATATCAACCCAGTTGCCTTTTTCCCCTTTTCCAAACCAAGCGGTCAAGCCGCCTTTCGGTTTAGCCACGAGGCACCCGCGTCTTCTTCTGTTTGTTTGGCATGATCGCTCCACAGCCACGGCCTTGAACCATCACTGTGCCGCCAGTACGCATACCTTTGGCTTGTTTGGCCATGCTCTTTGCGATCGCAGTGCCACGCTTACGCTCGTATTTGCTGAGTCTGCCATCGTTATCCAGGTCGCCTTTCTCAGGATCAAGCGTGACCTCACCACCAGTAGCGCCTTTGTATTTTCCGCCCATTCGCTTGTATTCTTGAACCATCCAGCCATTCGCATAAGCGGACGGATATACATCAAATTTGGCTTTGGCTTTAGCTTTGGCCTTTCGGTATAGCGATGGGTTTGCGACATTCTTCGGGACATCACCAGCAGACCCGCCTTTTTTCATCTTGATTGCGTCCAAGGTCTTAGCTTGTTGTGCGTGTGTCTTGCTGGCTTTTTTCAGACCCTTGATTACTTTGTTGAGTTTTTTCTGTGTCATCAAAAACCTCCTTCGCCAAACTGGTTCATCGGAAACGTCGGCGCAAACAGCACATCATTACCTTCTCTAAGGACACGTTGGCCGGGGCCGCTTGGAAAATTTCCCCCAAGTGCTGCTTGCTGCAAAGCTCTCTGTCGTGCAATCAAATCCTGCGTCGAGGGCGTAGCTGGAGCTGCTGCTTGCGTTGTAGCTGAAGCTGCTGCTTGCGTTGTAGCTGGAACTGCTACTTGCGTCGTAGCTGGTGCTGCTAACGCGGCGATGCCAGTGCTGTCCAGACCGCCTTGCGCCATCTCACTGCCTATGCCAGCCGTGTCAAAATATGGAGTGGCACCCATCTCGGCAGCACCCTCTGTCGTTGGCATCGTGCCGTATATGTTTCTCTCAGGCTCTTCAAAGTAACCCATTTGATCGGCAACGCCATCGCTGACATTCATGTCAGCAGCCATGTTTGAGCCTGCGCCCGTGGTGGTTCCTGGGACAGCACCTGTTGTCGTCCCAGTGGTCGCCCCAGCGCCCTGCTGCTGGCCTATCTGCGCCATAATTTGGTCGGTGATTTGCTGTCGCAAAGCATCAACGTCAATTTCCTGGGGAGTCTGACCCTGTAACGCTTGGATCTGAGATTGCAATCCTGTGATCGTGTTGGGGTCGATCTGCGCCTGTTGTAGCGCCTTGATTCTTTAGTCCAAACCCTGGCGTTGCTTTTGCCCTGTTTGCAAAGCCTCTTCCACCAATCGGCCTGTCGCTTGGTAATCGCCACGGAACTTTTCGAGATCCTCTGTAGTGGCTCGCCCTTGGAGTGCAGCTTCTAAATCTTGCTGCGTGATGCCTGCGGCTTCAAGCGCAGCGATCTGTTGTGCACGCTCTGCTCTTTCTGTGCTGGCAGTCGCAACAAAGTTTTCGCTCTGTGTCGATATGTCGTCTATTCTGTTTTGGATTTCATCGATCGGTAACGCACCTATATTCTCTTTGAGAGATCCCATTTGTCCTTCGAGTTGCGAGACGAGCTGCTCGCGCTCACCACGCAAAAGCTCAGTTTGCGCTGAGGTTTCAGTTTGGACAGAATCGTAGACGGCACCCAGCTCGTTGGTCAACGAGTCGATACGGGCCTGCAATAGATCCGCTGCGGCTTTCTGATCATCTGATAGTGTCGCCTCTTGTGCTGCCAATGCCGCACGGATCTCCGATGAAATACTTCCCAGGTCATCGTTCAACCCAGTAATCCTGGTGGTTAAGTCACCGATTATAGATCCCTGACGGTCTTCCAGGTCACCGAGAGCCGTGGTCTGGGCTTCTGCAACGCGCTGTTGGGATTCAGCTAATTCCGATTTCGCTGTATCAATATTTTGTTGAAGCTGATCCACAACCGTTTGTTGTTGCGCTCGTATATCCGCACGCTCTTGTAGCCCCTGGTCTCGAAGAGCCTCGGACTCTGTGGCGATCGATTCTTTGACGCCAGCAAGTCGATCCTCTAAGGCTTTGACAACCTCTGATCGCTCAGCAGCTTGTGCTGCAAGGCCAGACGATGTTTCTTGCTGAAGCGCCTCGCGCAACGATTGCAAAGCAGTCTCGCGCTCTTCGCGTTGTGTCGTTTCTTGCTGTTGTATCAAATCTCGGAAATTTGAGGCTTGGTTTTGTGCAGCATCTTCTGCGAAATCCAGGGATCGCAAAGTCGGCGTCGTTGGAGCCGCCCTGGTGCCTCGATCGTATACTGGCCGATTGATCAAATAATCCTGGAGCGCAGAGTAAGGAGAAGCCGTGCTTCCGTACTCTGCCCTTGCGCGATCGAGTTCCGACTCTGCCATTTACATCACCAATTTTTACATGACCAAAAACTTGGCGCAAAAACGTCTTTCTTCTTTTCCACCGCTTCGCATGAGTGGCGAGCGCGGAATGATTTGCGCCGATCTGGTTGGTCTTTTTTGATTGACATCTTGGGGTCGCCGTAGCGCACGATCTTCACTTGATCGCCCTTCTTTGCTAACACCGCGAATTTTTTCTTTGCCCCAGGCGTTCTTTTTTGTTTGTTGTAACCAGGAAACGACTCACCTCGATAGATGAGTCGCCCTGATTTCGTTCTTTTCACGTCAGACGTATCAGCCATTAGTCGTACTTCTTGATTAG